CTCCGGCCTGCGCCCTGGTGATCTTGGCCTCTTCGGCCATCTTTCTTATCAGGTCCTGTTTCGTCATAACTTCCCCCACTCCTACCATTCCGAATGCCCTTCCACCGCAACCACTGAATCCGGGCTCTCCCACGTCGCACCGTCTTCCCACCAGCCAAGCCATGACCGTTCGATGGCGGCAGATTCACTGCGGAAACGCCCGGAAAGCTCCGAGATCGGAGATGCATCTACGACAAAAACATCCGCCACGGACCTCGAACGGTCGCCGGAGAGTACCGGCACCAGCTCGTAACAGGTCCGGATAACTTTCAGGAACCCTCCCCAATACGGGACAATGTGAGCGTCCCTGATCCACGGGACAGACTCGTCACGGCTGATCATGCCGCGAAACACCACGTACACCGCGTTGGAACGCCTGCGCCCGACGTCCACCAGCCCGGATACGAACCCACTACGCACTGCGCGGTTCGCGGTCACCACTACCAGGTCGTTGTTGGAATCCCCAACCTTCCTGGGTAGGGCCAGGATGTATCGACGGTAAGCCTCTTCCACCCAATCCGGATCTTCGCTCACCAGCTCACAGCGCGCGGTGAGCTCCGCCGTGTAGAGCGCCCTCCGGACGGTTCTCGAACGCAGGGGATCGCTCCCGGCAACCACCGCCAGCCGGCGGCCGCTCCGCTTGAGGCTTTCCCCCATCCATTCGACTTCCATGCGGGGGTCCGGCAGCAGGATTGATCCACCCTTCTTCCAGGGCTTTTCGATCACCGAGGCATCCTGGAGCCCAACCTCCTCCGCCGCCGTCTTGATGATGGAAAATGCAGTATCCCTCAATTTGAACCCCTGGCCATTTCCAGACTACTGTTCAAAAACGTTCATAAACGGTTCAAAAACTATTTAAATCCATTTTGCCTATCTCGATATGCCACAGACCTAAAAATGCCTTCAAAGGGCAAAATACCGCCTTTTCAACTCACGACCCCGAAAGCCCTTTTCATACCCGAAATCATCGTCTCCCCGGCCTCCGCCATGTCCTCCTCGTTGATCCCGATGAAGGGGCGGGCCGGCATCGTCACCTTCTTGGTCGCAATCCATTTCCCTCCCACCTGGAACTTCAGCTTGGGGGCGCGTTGGGGTTCGATTTCCCCGCCGAACTGGTGAATGGCCGCGTATTCCTTGTTCGTGCCCACCACAACCATGGTGGGGCTCGCCTCGTAGACGATGGAATTCTTGAGGCCTGCCGTTTCCGTAAGCGTCTGTCCGCCTTCGGATTCAGCGCGCGCGGACTCTTTCCACAGGTTCCCTTCCGGGTCGGTTTCGTCCTTGAACCGCTTCCGGGTCGAAGCGACCAGCGCCTCTCCCACGGCCTCGGCCAGGTTCTGGGACTCACCCATGAGGCCTGCGGCCCGGCTCACGGCGTTCGCAAGCCGGCTCATATCCATCCTGAAGGATGCGCCCGTTTTACTCATCAGAATTTGCTCCATATCTCTTCGGTGAACATCCGGTCCGGGGCGAGCACGTCCACGCCCCCCGCCTCGGGTTCCTTGCCGTCGAGTCCGTAGCCCGGCTTTCCTTCCCGGATGGCTTCCAGGTCCTTGACCGCCTGTTTGTAAAGCGTCTGGAGCGGAATCCATTCGTTGCCGCTCGACGCCTCCGTGTCCATCAGGGTCGTGATCTCTCCCACAAGTCTCCAGCATACGATCACCGCGCAGATGCGCCGCACCGTAGCAGGGATGGACGCCAGGGGGAGCGTGCAGACGGCTCGCAGTGAATCATCGATTTCAGCGCTCACCTGGGAGATATGCCGCAACGCGCTGCCCGGGCTCAGTTGCTCGATCTTGTCCAGGTATTCCTGGTACAGGTAGTCGTTAAGGTCCGTTCCCTCGCAATAGTTCATTTCCATGCCCTCACAAGCCGAGGTCGAATTCAAAAATCCGGCTCAGTTCCCCCTTCTTTTGCACGAACGCCTCGAAGGACTCCACGAACGGCTTGAACCTGCCGCGTGCATCGATGCCGCAGTTGGGGCATACCAGATCATCCTTGCTGAAAAGAACATCCGCGCGAAGCTCGAATGAGCATTCGCACAGGATACAACGCACCTTCACGGGATCATTGATCTGAATCATTCCGATCTCCCTTCGCGCCTAGCTCACTACCGTCGCCTTGCAGATCCCCTCCACGTTGGGCAAGGGGAATGGCTTGCTTTCAGCCACCAGCTTATATCCGCTCGGATCTTCGAGCTTGATGGGCTTAACGAAAAACGGCATGGGCTGAAGGTTCGCATCCAGGTCGTCCACGGCGCAGTACACGAGCCGGTGGCCGGCGTCGGTGGCGATCATCACTACGTCGTTATCCTCCACCGTAGCGGTCAGCGTTCCGGTCTGCGGGTTGCGGTTCTTTTCGATCCTCCGTTCCACGAGGTAGCCGCCGACATTGATCCCATGCTGCGTCATCTCCACACGCAGTTTGGCCGTGGTGACGCTCGCCTCCGCCAGGGTGAAGAGCTTTTCGTAGGCGGCCTTGCCGGCCCAGATCTTCACCGTCGAGCCGTATCCCTTTTCCTGCAGCGCCTCCTCCATGGCGGCCAGCGTCATGTATACGTCCTTCAGCTTGGCACCGGCCTCGCTCCAGAGCACATCCGGGGTCACGGAGAGCGGAGAGCCGAAGCTCACTTCGTAAGAATCGAACCCTCCCCCCTCCAGCTGCACGGGCCAGGCGAGCGTCCCGCTCAGCACCTTCGCGCACATGGCTTCCGTCGTCTTCCTCACCACCTGGCGCAGCAAGTCCGTTTTCTGGACCGCCCAGGCCTCCCGCCCTCCGGGTTTCAGCACCTGCAGGTTATTGAGGTCCTGGCCCGTCACCTGGCTGTTCGGGCGAATGGGGAGGGGCTCATAAAACGAGATGCTTCCGCTTTGCGACGTGGCGGGGATGGAAGGAGCCCCCCGCCTTACCACTGGAAGCGTGTTGGCCACCGAACGCACCAGGTCGGCGCCCACCACGGGCAGGCCCAGTTGTGGCCGGTCCGTGAAGATGTTGTCCATGACCGGTGTCAGGATCGGGGGCAGCGACGTCAGGTAACGCACGATGCAGTCCTTGGTGAATAACGATTTCAAATCGAACATGGGTCTCTCCTGTTTTTCTGTATTTCGGGGCGACACGGCTCGGACCTACCCGGTATCGAAAATCGGGTAGGTCTAAATCCACGTCCCCGCGCTGCTACATCGCCCAAATACCCTTTCGGGACAGGCGCTTCAATTCCGTGGCGGACGGGGCGGCCTTGGCGATCGCTCCAACCTTCAGCACGTCCCGGCGAACCGTACCGTGCGGAATGTATGTTGCCGAAGTCGTTTTCGTGGTATCTATCGTTTCATCCAGCACGCCCACGAGCTCCCGCACGTAATCGGCCGTAACGGCCGCCGCGTTGGCAGGGGCCGCGTTGAACGTGACCGATAACGCCCCCGTCGTATAATTGATCGTCCCCGTTCCTCCCGCGGAACCGGTCAACCGGCCGTACCCGTCGTCTGTAAACGTCTCCACTCCATCCGTCACGGAAACGGTCCCCGGCTCGATGGATGCCTTGGCCAGAGTATCGGCGAAAGTATTGTCTGTCCCGTTGCCGGTACCGACCGGTTCGTCGTTCACCGCCTCATAAGGAATCAGCTCGTCCGTTGCGTTGCGGCTCAGGAGCAGCCCCACGGGCAGGGCCCCCTGGCCGGCGGCCACCACCCCGGCCAGGATCATCGGTCCGTGCCCGTTGGCCCGCGCCCGCTCGTCGTCATAACTCACGGAACCCAATGCTGCATTGATCGTCATTCGTCACACCCCTTTCTCTCTCCGGCCCACGACCCACGAGCCATGAACCATGAACCATGAACCATCACACATACTTCGTAAGATCTATCAGCTTTCCGTCCTTGCCATCCTTGTCTTTGTCCGGCGACGAAAACTCGGAGGTGAGCTTCCGGTCCGGCATGCCGGAGAGCAGGTCGAAGAAATGCTCCACCGGGGGCTTCTTCCCGGACCCTTCCGAAAGCTCGATCTCGCCGGCAACCTTCCCAAACGACAGGGCCAATGTTTTCACCAGGGCGCGGTCGGTCGGCAGGATGCGGTTTTCCTCGATGAGCTTTTCAATCCGCCCGTCTACCTCTTTTTCCCTCTGCTTCGCCTGGAACGCCGAAAGCTCCGCAGCCTGTCTTTTGGCCTCCTCTTTGGCCTGGGACGCCTCCGCCTCCAGGGCTCCCCGCTTCTTTTTTTCCTCTTCCAGTTGCCTCTGCAATTCTTCCACCGTCATTGCATCCTCCTTGTCTTTAAGGTCCTCTTCCGAAAACTCGAATACCTTTTCGCCTTCCCCAGCCTCGAACTTCACGCTCCGAAGCCCCGAAACGGCCGGGGCCGCGGCCCCGAGCAACCCCACATGCCGAAGCGTCTTCCCGTCCGGAAAGAGGGCTATGGAGACCTTCTTGTAGCGCCCCTGGGCCACCAGCTCCTTCACGCCGTCCGCCACCTGGGTGAACTTCCCCTGCAGGATGTCCCCGCTTCTGCGCAACGCCTCCACCCAGCCATAGGCCGGATCGTCGTCTTTCGGGTGCCCGAAGACGAGCGGGGCCTCCCGTTCCTTAGGGTCGTAGCTCTCCACGATGGCGTCCAGGTCCCGGGGCATGATCGTTACCTTCCGGCCGTCCCTGGCCGTCCACGTTCCCACCCGGCATAAATCGATCCATTCGCTCATTCCAGGATCACCTCCACTCTTGCATCTGTAATAAAACATGTTATAAAATCCCTACTGAGTGGCGGCGTACCCTGAACCTCTCCGGGGAGGGGGTAGAAGCAAGGGTGCCGCCCGCCCGCGCGGCCCCGGATCGTGCGGGCCACTCCCAGCAATCATTCTTCCCTGTAAAGTAAAACCCCGGCCCTCTGCCGTTCCAGGTATTCCAGCATACCGGACTCATTCCCCGTCTTGGGAGTGAACACGGTGGCCGCATGCCACACTTTCCCTTTCGATAGGTTGAAAACCGCGAATCCCCCTATTTCATGATTCCGAAACGAAAAGAGCCGTATCAGGCGGAGCACGGCCATGGGTCTGCCCGACACTTCAGCCGGTACCCTCCACACCTCGTAGGGATTAAGGATCGTCCTGGCCAGGAGCTTCACGTAGCGTTCCCGTCCCGATTTCTTGACTTTCCAGTCCCGTGTGGACTTGTCCACGAAGAACCCCTTGCCGATGACCACCGGCGTCCCGTCCGGAAGCTTGTGAATCCTGGTCCCATCGAGTTTTGAAATGCCGAACTCCTTGAGAAATGCCAGCACGTACTGTTCGTCCTTGAGTCCGCTCGCCATGATATCGCCTTCGGCTACCGGGAGCAGGTGCCGCCCATCGATGCCCGAAAGGAGAGGGCGGCACGATTCCGAAGCGAACTGGAGAACGCCCTTCCCATCCTTGCAAAGCGCCCCACGGAAGAGGTCCCGGATCTCTCCGTCCTCCAGCTCCGATGGGGTCAGGGTCGAAAGCCAATCCTTCGCCGGGTGCGTCGAAAAACCCGGGTCGGGCATGAGGGGACGGGCGATCGTCTTGTTCCCCGTAACCGGGTCGATGGGCTCGATGAGCATCCCCGTGATATCTTCCGTTTCGACCGTCAGCCCCTCCCGCTCCACCTGCCGTGCCGACAGCGTTCTCACGCCGCATCTGCACCGGAAACCATTTGGCGGGTAACAGGTGTCCCAGAAGGGATGGTCCGCCGGGTACACCTTGCCGTCCATGGCCCGGTGCGTGGGGCGGGTCCTGGAATCGTTCACCGCGTCGTACTGCCAGTAGGGGCGGGACTCCTTCACCCTCTGCATCTGGGCGTAGCGCCCCACGTGGTAGGCCGTCTGCAAATTGGTCCTGAAGATGTTGTCGAGACGGAACGACCGCCCCTTTTCCGTCCACCCGAGAGCATCCCAAACCTTTTGGGTGTCCTTCTTCCAACTTCCGAAGCTTTGTCCTTCCGAAAGGGCCTTGTACATCGACCCGTAAAGCTCTTCGAGCAGGTCTTCCCGGCTGATCCCCGAGACCGTGAAGGCCCGCGAGCGCGCCTCCAGCTCCAGCTCGTAGAACTCCCGCGCCTTCATGGGGACCTTGGTCTTCCAGTAGGCCATGGCCTCCCGGGGAGGCAGGGGAGTGACGGTCACGTCCGCCGACTTGACTCCAGCCATCAGTTTTCGCCTTCCGCCAGGACCGTGGTCCGTCCCCAAAGATTGGCCGCCAGGATACCCCTCAGCAGCACGTCTCCCAGCTCATCCTTCCGCCCCGCCTCCTCGAAGATTTCAGCCAGCAGTAGCAGGAGGTCTTCCGGGGTTTCGGCCCGTGCAATCGCCTCGTCCACCTTGTTCCGT